TGACGTACCGGCCGCGAGGTCTTGTGCACAGACCAACGGCAAATCAGGTGATTGCACACCGTCTCCACCTTGTTATCCTCATGATGGACGATCTGAGTGGGGAGTTCCCATTTCGCTTGTTTACTCCCAAACTTCGCTATCGGCTATATCAACCCGACGACACCGCTGCCAGATGCGGAGGTTTCATTCCATCGGGGGAAGTCATCCGATGGCGGGCATGGGCGGCTTGGCAGAATCGAACTGCCTCGGGTCAGTTGCTCGTCGCTTCCCTTTACCAAATGCCGCGTGTTGCCACACTGACGCAGTGGCCGCGGAGGGTTGGCTTTATTTATAACGCGCCACGACTCCCACAAGAGGGCGCTTTGGCGGATGCGGCGGGGATTTGAACCCCGCATGGTGCAGACAGTATGCGACGAGCTTTATTCCCGTCCGAGGTGGCTGCTTGAACCCCAATAGGTTTGAGTGTGCCGCGCTTTCCTGCACCGCATACCCTTGCTACCTTTTCCATTCGGCCACGCATCCATATTTTGCTCAGATTTTTGCGGTACAGCGGTATTTGCAGGTTTTCCAGTCCGCGAGGCTGCACGACTCGAAGATGCAGGGTGATCCGGCGTACTCCGGCTTGTCGCAGAATTCGTGGATCAGCTCCGGATACAGGGCGTTCATTGCAAAAAGGTTTCTTGCCGAATCCGGCCCGACAAACATCGGCTTTCCTTTCGGTGCGTAGTCACGGATCTGATAGGGGATTTCGTCCCGTTCGCTGTAGAAATGGACCGCGACCGGCGTCACGTCCTTCTCTACGACGACGTAGACATTTTTCGTGCCGTTGGTGAGATAGCGAATGTCCAAGCTCATTTGTTTTCCTCCTTGCTTTGTTTTCTTGGTTTTGTACAGCCTGCCTCCCGGCTCCGGAGCCGCCGTTACTCGACGCCTAGACGCTCCCGTGCAGAAGTTGGTCTGCGTCGCCACGCCGGTTTTTCTTCCATCCTTTACGCCTCACAGCGGACTGTCGGAAGGCCGGGAGGGTAAGCCACGGAACTTTTCAGCCCTGCGCCGGTGCATCGGTCGCATCCGTTTTTTCACACATTAAGCCGGAGCCAGCTAATTAAATTCGCAATCTGTCGTACTTGCACTACCTACAGATTGAGCGGATGGCCGGATATATCGTTTCACCAAGCCTTTGGAACCTCAAAACTTTCCCTGAGTCCGCCGCAATACCCATGTGGAGTGCGTGAGGAGAATCGAACTCCCACCATCAGATTGGAAGTCTGATGTTCTGCCATTAAACTACACGCACATAAATGGCTCCCCGTTTTACTCCGGTGCGGGAGCGTTCTTCCCGAAAACCCATAGCCAGGCTTCCCAGCTTGGAGCACCGGAATCTCTGAAATGTTCCGGTGAGCGCCTTCGCTTACATGGGTGACGCTTTAAAGAGTATGGAGCGGCATACGGGAGTTGAACCCGCGTTTTCAGATTGGAAGTCTGACGTGCTTCCGCTGCACCAATGCCGCATAAGGCGCGCATAGGATGGAAGAGGTACAAGACCATCCCATGCACTTCCGGTCTTTCCCGGCTGCCAGAACAATCCCTATGGAGGGGCAGGCGGGAGGCTCGTGAACCACTGCCTGCATAGAAGCTCCCCATTTTACTTGGGTGCGGGAGCGCTCCTACCCAAAACCAACAGCCAAGCTTCCCATCTTGGAGCGCCGGACGATTCCGGCGAGCGCCTGCGCTTACGTTGGCGGTCGCTTTTCTGCACAGAAAGGAGACATTACGCCTCGCCGCAGCAGCACAGAAGGGAGCTGCGGCATGGTGGGAAAATGCGGAATTGAACCGCAGCATGAAGGCTTTATGTTCCTCCCTAGCGCACCTGCTTTTCCCGCATGGCGTGACGGGTCACGCCTTGTTTTCTATGCGATCTCCGACCGGCTTTTTTTGACGGTAGGCTGCGGCCGGAGGTTTGAGAAAAAATCATCGCCCTGCATTTCAAGATACCGCTTGTTGCGGTCTGCCTGACGGTCTTTTTCTTCCTGCACAAGAAGCGTCTGGCGGCGTTTCCTGCGGCTGGTGAGTTTGCCGGAATAGATCTGCGTGACTTCTGCCGATTCATGCCCGAGCTTTGCTTGCAGTTCTTCCAGAGGCATGCCGCCGTTGAGATCGAGCCGCGCGCCGACGTGCCGCAGGTCGTGGGACCGGACATTATCTACACCTGTCACGCGCTTTACATGGCGGCGGACAAGCTCTGTCAGCCATTGACGGCTGCCGGCGTGCCAGGATTCTGCGTTGAAGTTTCTGGACGTTCTGACTTTTTCTGCGCAGGTTCCAAAGAGCGGGTCATCGTCTTTTGCATAGGAAGGGCGGATGCCGCTTTTAAGATAGAGCCTTACGGCGGTCTGCGCGATGGGCGGGAAGTCTACAACGCGGTATTTGTTGCCCTTGCCGTGCTCTACGGTCAGCTCTTCGTTTTCCCAGTCCAAGTCGGCAGGCGTGAGGGCGAGAAGTTCGCAGTTTCTGATCTCTGTGGACAGAAACAGGACGGCGATTGCATAGTTTCGCTCCCATTCCGGAACGCCGCTTGATTTTGGGGAGTTGTTCCGCCACAAAAGTGCCGCCTGTTCGTCGGTCAGAATCTGGTCATAGGGTCTTGCATCTTCCTGACGGGTGTCCGGCATGAGGAATTTGGAGACGGGGTTTTTGTCATAAAAGCGGTAGTCTCCAAGCTGGGGAGACGAGGCGTATTCATAAAATCCGGAAAGAACTTTCAGATACTGCTTGACGGTGGACGGTTTTCTGCCGGTTGCAAGCAGCATATCACGCCACGCCTGAATGTCTGTGAAGGATACCTCGTGGTTCCAGTTGTCCCGATCTTCAATCATAAAGAGGCTGAACAGTTTTATCACGTTGTCGATATTTTCAACCGTATTTTCTGAGCGCCCGATGGCGATCATGTTTGAACGGTAGGAACGGTAGGCTTCCATGAACTTCTTTTCTTCCTTGATGGGCGGTGCCATATGTATTGCTCCTTTCTGTTTTCACTATATCAAATGGAAAAAGCGAATGTGCAACATGGGAATTTATTATCTTCCGGCTATCTTTTCTTCTGCCGGGGAGCGGGAGTTTGTCCCGCCCGGCAGGAAAATATTTAATACGTCCAGTTCTTTAAGATCTCAGAGCCAAACTGAATGCGCGGACGGAAGCGACCGCAGGTATTTTCGTTCATGCGCCGCGCGGCGGCTCTTGCTTCTTCCAGGGTCTGGTAGGTTCCGACGAGAATCGGAGTATCGAAAAATGTATCGTAAAGGAAATACATCACAGAACCCCCACACTCTTTGTAATAGCGCAGCAGGCGGCGATTGCGAGGATACAGGCGGCGGCGAGAACGAGGGCAATGAATCTGCGTTCTTTGATTTTGCGGCGCTTGTTGGCGGCGTAGGTGTTTCTGGCGCGCACCTGATCGGCGTGGTGACAGACGATGTGGCTGAAAACATCCTCGGGAAGAAGCTCCGGGACGCAGGCGATGGCGGTACATTTCTTTTTCATTGGTATGGTCTCCTTTTTGAATTTTCTACAGGCGCGGACGCCCGGCATCTTTTCTTCTGCCGGGGAAGCGGGATTTGTCCCGCTTCCCCCGGAGAAATTGGGTCATTTTTTGTTTTCCTGTTCGCGAAGAAGCTCCTGTATCTTTTCTTCGAGAAGCTTTTTCTGCTCGTCGGTCAGTCGTGAAACAATTTTCAAAAGTTCCACGGTTTCGTTTTCGTTTTTCATCTGCGTACCTCCTGACTTAATCATTCCTTTTTGTTTGGGGATTCATCATCCTATTATTAGGATACCAATCGCAAAAAGGAAATGTGCAACATAGGGAGCTACGCGGTGACGATTTCGGTCAGTACGTCGATGGATGCGTCTACGTGACCGTCAACGATGTTGAAGTAGACGGTTTTTATGACGAAGTTTCCGATGCCTTTCATAATGACGGGGCTTGCCAGATCGACATTGTTAGAGCCGCCGTCCACGCAGACGTGCCAGCGGGTCACATTTAGAGATGTTTCGTATAGTTCTTTGATGGTCATTGTGATTCCTCCCATATAAAATCAGGCAATTTTTGCTGCCGCGAGGCTCGCGGCTTTACGCTGGACGATGCTTGTGAAGATCTCGCAGAGTTTTACATCCTGAGAAATGACGGCGAGTTTGCTGACTGCCTGACACTCGGCATATTTTGCGCCGCCCTGCTTCATGCGTTTGCGCAGGTTGTTCAGGCGCGTGTCAATGTTGCAGTGAGCGGATTCTTCCAGTTCTTTGTAGAGCTGACCGGTGAAGGTCTGGAAGTTCAGCTCGTATTCCATGCAGAGCTGACGGATTTTATTTCGCATGGCATCCTGCCAGCTGTTCCGGTCTACGGATGGGGCGGCCAGTTCGGAGAATGCGGTCTGCATGGCACTGTGGATCTGTTTCTGCCCAGATTCCAAAGCGGTCAGGCGGCGTTCCTGTTCTACCATGATTTGCGCTTGCGCAAGAAGCTGCTCCGCTGGGGTTGATGCTCGCGCCTGTTCCTTGGCGCGGAAGTATCCCTTGACAAGTTCACGCTGCACTCTCCACGCCAGATCGTCCGTGAAAGACTTTACCAGCATGAGGTATCCGGATTCTGTGATGAGCGTCACGTCTTCCGTAGCCTTTGCCGGAATGTCGTTCCAGTGCGTCCGAAATTCGGACGCGCAAATTTTGAAGTAATCTTCTCCGTCAACGAACCGCTCCCGGTTGTCGTTGAAGCGCTTTCTTGCCGTTCCGTCAGGTCTGCCATGCACGGCGTCAATGTCCTTGAACGTCACGACACGCTGTCCTTGATATTCCTTCACGGAAATGTCTGTATTGTTGATGGTCTGCAATTTCATTTCAAAAATTCCTCCTGTCACTTAAAAAAGGGTATAAAAATCCCACGCATGACTTGACATCCGCGCGGCGCTTCGTCTATAATTGGGTAGACAAAGCCCTTGCGGTTTTGGCACAAGAGCAATCGTAGTGGGTCGCCAAACTTAGCTACGGTTGCTCATTTCGTTATTTATCTCTTGTTTGGTTGAGATATTCGAGGACTGCAAAGCGAATATAGCCGCTTACTGTCATTCCGCGCCGCTTCGCTTCTTCCTTCATTTTCTCAATCGCATCCGGCGGGAAAAACACGGTTATTCGCTCTGTGTTCTCTTTCGGTCGTGCCATATTCTGCCCTCCTTTCTGGTATAATAATAGCACCATTTTATTATGCTGTCAATATCAATTTAAGGATTCTGGGATAATAATAGCAGGAGAAAGGTTGTTGCTCTTAAAAAGAATCGACCGGAATATACTATTCTTCCAATTGATTCTGATATGTACGAATCTTTGAGGCTGAAATATTCGAGTCAGATTTCGCAATGGGAAGAAAATGTTTCTGTCAGTTGCAGAGATTATGAAGTTAGCATTGTCGGTATGAAATTCTGTGCAAGCAAAGAGACGCTGCAATCATTAACTGTTGGAGACAATCTGCTTTTAGAGCGAGAACCAAAAAATAGATTTGATAAGAATGCCATTCTAGTAAAAACAATGAGCGGCGCACCGATAGGACATTTTTGTGCTGATTGGGCTGCTGTATTCGCTCCGAAAATGGACATTGGAATGACTTACCATGCGAAGATCTCAGACATTCAGCGAAGTGCAATTTGCGCGACTGTGAGAAGAAGCAATTTCGATGCTGAAATTCTATATGATTTTTTCACCTGAAATTCTCCTTCTCGTAGGAAAACCGCTCCGGAGGGAGCGGTTTTTCTTTTTCGTGGGGTCACGAAAATGGTCATATTTTTATGACGGCGGATTTATAGAGCGTTGCTTTGCCGTCGAGGGTTGCCGCTTCGCGGTAGATGGACATGACTTCTTTTCCGTAGGTTTCGATGGGGGAAATATCATCCGGTTCACAGTATGAGACAAGACCGACCAGATCTCCACTGTTCAGTGGCTGACCGGAAGTGGCGGAGAAAAATTCTCCGCCTTTGATTTCGTATTCACCGGGTTTATAAAACATTTGTGTTCTGGTTCCTCCTTTTTCCGTTTCTTTCAGTATAGCAGGATTTCCTGCAATTTCAAGCTACGGTGTGAAGCTGATAGCCGTGGTTTTTGACTTGCGCGGTGGTGTAGTAGATGCGGTCAGACCACGATACCCAGACAGGGCGCTTGCGGCCTGCGATGGTCGCTTTTTGCAGCAGGATTTCTTCGCCGCGCCTGTTCACCTTAACGGTCGCATTGAGTGGGAGATTTTCCAGACTGTTCGGGTCTTTCCTAGCTGCTGCCTTTTTCGTGGCGTTTTCCAGGCAAGCCTTGCGCCATTCGACGGCGTATTCATATTCTGTCGTGGACAGCAGATTCAGGATGGATACCGGGCAGTCGCGCTGGAATGGTCCCATGGATTCGTCCATGTCTTTATAGCCGAAGTTGCAGTATTCCTTGCTGTCGAGCCGTGTCAGGCAGACGCCGGCGAAAACATACGGTTTTTCGTTCGGTCTGGTTCTTTCGCAGGCTCCATACCATGTGGAGCCGACCATAGAGGATTTCAGGACGCGGCAGGAATCTCCGGTCTGTTCGTTGTTCCAGGTATAGAGCGCGTCGCACTCTGCTTTGCGGTCAATCTTTCCGTTCCATGCGTCTACATGATAAAATGTCCATCCCATGATATGTACCTCCCTCGATTATTTGAACAGCTGGCGGACGTTGCCGCGACTTACGTACCATGTCCAGTCCTCTTTATTTGTCGTGGGACGAAATGCGTTTTTGCCGGTCTTTTCGTGATACCACTGTTTGCAGATCGCGCAGGCTTCTTTCGCGGTATTTGCTTCGATAACGACTTCGTTTAAGTATTCCGTCCGGTTCTCCTTCGTGAAGAAGTAGACTGTGTAGTTTTTCAGCGCCATGTTATGTACCTCCTGAACTGTTTGGGCGTTCTGTTCTATATTTGATTCTACCGGAAGCGGGGGTTTTGTCCCGCCTCCGGCTTTTTTATTTACTCATTTGCGGCTGCCGGATAGTGCGCTTTGATCTCGGCGTAGGACGCTTTCAGGCAGAAACCGTGCGGCGTCTGGTAGGTGATGTTTTTGGGCCCGGTGGAAAGCACGACGCATTTTTCATCGTACCGGACTTTTACGAAATCGCCTTTTTTGACGTTCTCCCGGCTGTACGGTACGCCGCCCTGCGCGTCGATGCAGGACTGATAATAGCAAGCCCTTGAGATTTCGGATTCGATGCGCTCGGCGCTGTTTTCCATCCATTGCAGAACTTCGTCGCGTGTGATTTCTGTTCCGTCGTAGCGTTTGAGCGTTTCGCCTGCGTCGAGTTTGGAAAGATATTTGCGATAGCTGTCCATGTTTTTATTCTGGGCGCGGATGTTCTTTTCTGCGTCCTGCACTCTGCGATAACAGAAATCCTTGCTCGGTTTTTTCGCGGTATCTGCTGTTCTGCGGGCGGCTTCGGCACGTTCGGCGTAGTATTCCGATTTTTTGAACTCGTCCATGCCGCGATCAAAGGCGGCAAACATTTTTTCGCGCTGGCGCGTGAAGGCACGCCCGGAGGATGTGTTGATGTTGGGCTGGGTGAAGAACGCAATATCGCCGCGCCTGGCGTTGATGGGCTTTTGCAGCTGTTCGCCGCGCTGCTCTGCTGCATCGGCGCGCGCGTCCATGCGCTCGGCTCGTTCTTCCGCGCGGGCTGCTTTTCGCTCCATTTTTTCCTCGAAGGAAAGAAGTTCGCCCGTCTTTCCCTGATTCTCCGCGCCAAGGCTCTTTGCAACCTGTTCTGCACGCCAGAGGTTCGGGATTTTTGCGCGGCTGACCCAACAGCCGCCGTATCTTGAAAAGAGGAAGTTGCTTTTGATGGTGGATTTTTGATCGTCAGAAAGCGCCTGGTATTCGGATTTATCAAAATGAAGCTCCAGCTTCTCGGTTTCTCGGTTGATGATGTAATACATGGTTTTTCTCCCTTCTTATCTAAAATCGTGCGATTCAAAGTCTTCTATGGTCACGTTCTTCTTGTGCAACTTGTTCTATGTGCGCCCGGACACACTGCGGAAGATCCTGTTTGTAGTAGGTGATTTCTCCGCTAGAGGATATGTGGGCGACCGTCTGATAGTCGTGATTTACCTCTTTCGCCCTGTTCCATACCGTCAGCCCATTTCCGAGATACCCAAAGCCGAGTCTGTAGTCATCTTTCATGGCGGTTTTCTCCCTTCTCATCCTTGCCGAGTTCGTATGCTTCCATCAGGGCGTCCCGAAGTCCCCAAACAGCAACATTGAGAAAGTCCTCGCTGTCTGAGTTGCGCGTTTTCAAGTCTCCACGATCTGCAACGGGCGGCATATGCTGCATGGCAATTTCCAGAAGCTTACGTTCCGTTTTTTTGCTGTATTTCATGGTTGCACCTCCGGTTTCTGTTCTGGTTTTATATCTACGGGAAAAGGCGGGATTGTCCCGCCATTTTTAAAATCAGGCGCTGAGAATGTCGTAGACCTCCTGCGTTTCGTAGCGGATGACCGCGCGCCCCTGGCTGTCCTCGCCGTCGTACATGGGACCGCAGAAGTTCTTGAGCTTCGGTGCGCCCTGCAATTCCGCCCGGCACGATACGCTGCGGAACTCGCCGGAAGTCTCGAATGCTTTTTTCAGATCTTCGGCAGATTCAAAGGTTGCGGCATGGCGAAGATCAGACACGACCTTGTAGACCTTCTTTTTGTTTTGCAACTCCGGCAGGTGGACGCGCTCCGATTCCTCCGCAAGTTTCAGCTCCTGCGGGAAGCTGTCTGCGAGGGAATAAAACAGGTTTTTGTCGAAGCAAAGGAAGCTTCCGGGCTGCTTCCATGAGGTTTCCTGCCAGCCGGAGAAAATCGCGATGGGTTTTGTGCCATAAAATCGCATGCCGTAGACCATGCGGCCGCCGCGCTTTTTAAAGCAGATGGTCAGAGCTTCGTTGTACTGCGCATAGGGCTTTACTTCGGCGGAAACGGCGTTGATGTGCAGGAAATACGCGCAGCCGAGTTCGCCCTCCACGGCGAGGGTCAGTCTGGGGTTTTTGGATTTTGCCGCGTCGTTCACGGCGAGGGCGATTTTCTGGTAGATTTCGAGCTGTTTCATTGTATGTAGCCTCCTGTTTTCTTGGTTTTCTCTACACCTATATATCTACCGGCGCAGTGGCATTTGTCCCGCTGCGCCGGTGATTTTTTATTCGACTTCCCGCTGGACGATCTTCAAACTGTAAATCGTGGCAGGGTTTGAATAACCACGCTCGTCTCTGCCTAAGTAAATCTCCGATGGTTCGTCCCATGTCATATCCTCATCCCAGAAATCTTCGTCAAACTCTTTGCGGATAGCGTCTGCTTCGACCTCGATCTGCTCACGGGCTTTCTCAAAGTTCGAGTAAACGCCCAAGATTTCGCTGCCCTCGTTGTCGGGCGTGTCCCACGTGTGAAGGGCAATGTATACGGTCATGTTCTGTTCCTCCTGTTCAGATTATGTAGATGTTGATTTTTTCAAGCTCGTCCTGCTCGTATGCTGCTCCAACAGGCGCGAGCGCTGCCCATGCCGCAATCTCGATGGCTGTTTCCCAAGAAAAGCCTATCCCGTTCAGATATTCAGCGTTGTACTGTTCGTCGTCGCAGGAATGATAGTGATTGATGTTTCCCGTGTTTATGACGAGCGTGCCGTAGTCTCCATTCATTTTTATGCCTCCTGTTCAGATGTAATACCAGACGATAAACTTGTGTTCTGTTCCGTCTGCCGATGTCCACGGGGTCAGGTACGCCTTGCGGCGCTGCTTTTTGCGAGCCGCCACAAATGCGGCGGCTTGCTGTTCTGTGCTGAAAAATTCAAAGGTTTCGCGGTGCTGGTTTCGTTTCATTTATTACATCTTCATATCTACGCAGAATCTGCGTTTGTCCCGCTGCTTGAGAAATTTTTCTTTCTGTTTCCAGCGTAGCAAATGAAAAAAGGAACTATGCAACACGCAGACAAAAAGAAAAGCCGCCCCGGATGGAGCGGCTTTTTTCATGCTCGGGTGGTCAGCGGCTGGACTTGCGCGGCGGTGAAGAAGTGGGAAAGTTTCAGGCGGCAATAGCCGCCGGTTTTTTCGGATTCTTCCGTGTCCGGGAGATCGTCCGCCTCTTTTCCTTTGATATACTTCCAGATCGAAAAGCTCGCGACGGCGTGTTCGCCCTTTTTCACGCAATAGCCGCGCTGTTTCCAGGCGTTAAAGGTGTGGATTTCTTCCGGGAGTTCCAGCCGTTCGGTGGTTCCGTCATCGTTTTCGACTTCCACGAAGCGGCCCGTGCCGGTTAAAACGCCCTCATTCATCAGGCGGAAGGATTCGTTCAGGATAATCGATTCGTTTGTCATGGTGTTTACCTCCGTTTTTTGGTGAGAATTATTTTGAGTTGAAATTTTTGAAGCTTGAAAGTTGAACTCGTTCACAAAAGAAGCACAAATGCCACTCTCGCAAAATATGAGTTTAAGTAAATCGACTGTTTTGTGTTCGGTTTGTTCTGTTTTCAGTTCTACGGCGTTTTTTCATTTGTACCGGTGATTTTTCACTTTTTTTCAGCTTTTTCAGGGCAAAAAAATAGACCGGATTTCTCCGGCCTTGCGGTTTTTTCAGAGTTTTCGCATGAGTTCTGCTATCAGGTCTTCACTTCCGGCGAGAAGTTCCGCGATTTTTTCCGGCGTGTAGATTGTTTCCGTGTCGCTTTTCAGCCATTCTACGGAGTTGATGTAGTCGCAGATTTTCGGGTTATAGTTCAGGCGCTGGACGTATTCGCAGAGTTCCTGCTTTACGTCGTTTTCCGTTCTGCAGTCCAGCGCTCGCGTGATGGGTTCGACGATTTCCTGGAAAACTTCTGCGTATCCGGATACGGCGGTGTAGAAGTCGTGCGCGTTGTACGGCGTGCCGTCGGCGCGGTCTAAAATCAGGTCGATAATCATTTTTTCAGTCTCCTTTACGGTTTGTTTTGCTTTCTATCTTCGGTTCTACCGGTTTTTTGCGGTTGTCCCGCTGACGGGCAAAAAAAATCCGGGTGATTTTTCACGTCCCCCGGTTTTTTGCGAAAATTGCGAAAAGCACTGCATATTTTTTGTGAATAAATATGCAGCTGAGCGCGGCGATTGTTTCAGCGGTGCAGCGGCAGACCGCCGATGCCGTAGGAATCAAAGGAAAAGTTCCAGAAAACCGCCGAAATCTTCAAGGAATCGATAAATTTGATGGCTTTTGTGTTGGTTGGGAAGTTCTCCTCGAAGTCGAGAATGTCGCCGGTGACGGACGATGGCCAGTTGTAGCGCACAAGGAACCCAGCAGGGGTTTTGCTGAGATTCGCGACGATTTTTGTTTTTTTCATGGCGTTTCGTTCCTTTCTGATGTTCTATCTTCAAATCTACCGCGTTTTTCACGCTGTCCCGCCGCAAAAAAGAAAATTTTTCTGTTCAGGAAATACGAAAGCGCCCCGTAAGTCATCCGGGGCGCTGTTCTGTATTTTGCGGCTGTTCAGGCCGCGCGGAACGGCTCAATATCCGTATCGTGCCGTTCCCAATCGTCGCGGACACAATCCGCGCCGCCGCAGCCGCGCCCGCAGGGGCAAGTAACGCCGCGCCAGACCACTGCGCCGCCAACGTCGACGATCTCGACGTTGCAGAGATCACCAGCCCCGCACGTCGGGTCGTTGCTTGAAAAGTCTCCAAAGCGGAGACGCAAGCCGTTTTTCAAAACCATAATTTTACCTCCCGTTTCGGTTCGGCGGCTGTTCAGGCCGCTGCTGTTCACGGTTTTAACTCTACCGCTGTTCTGCGTTTGTCCCGCTCGCCGGAAGATTTTTTTCGCCGCTGTTCAGGGATTTTCAGGCTGTTCAGGAGATTTCCGCGCGGGCTGTTCAGGCGCTGGAACTTCTGGGGAGTTTTCCGGCGGCTGTTCTGAGCGTGCGCGTTCCGGCTGTTCTGGTTTTTTTGCCGCCGGTGGCAGGCTCCCGCGGTCCAGGCAGGCGCGGACATACTCCACCAGCGCGGCGTTTACCGTCTGGCCGGACGCTTCGCAGATCGCCCGGAAGCGCTCGGACTCATCTTTACTCACACGCACGCCCAAGGTTGCGCGGTTGGCTGCATCCCATTTGTTCTGTGCTCTTCTCATTGCATCTGTTTTCGGCATTTCGATCAACTCCCGTCTTGCTGTCTGTCTTATATTCTACCGGTGCGGGCTGATTTGTACCATCGGTAAACCGTACAAATTATACGGTTAATTTTTGTGCATTTTTACGCAAAATATATGGTTTACACCGAGAATAAGGAAAAATCCGAGTTTTCCGAACTTTTGAATGCAGAAATACGGTAAACCGTACTTATTATACGGTTTACAAGAACGTTTTTCGCGATTTGACATGCGGTAAACCGTATAGTATAATGAGTAAAACGAAAACAAAACAACGAACGCCCGCAAGGGAAAGGAGAAACCAATATGAAAATGAATGCAACCGAGATCACCGCCCGCCGTGAGCAGATCAAGACCACTCGCGCGAACATCAAAGCCGTGGTAGATATCTACCGCGAGACCATCGACCAGACCCCCGCCGAAACCGTCGCCGAGATCGTCGCCGCGATTGGCTATGATGCAGCGCGCGAAGCTGTCGCCGAGATCGTGAACACCGTCGGCGAGTGGGACGGCAGAATCTGGCCCAGCTCCCGCGAGTGGGCCGCCACCATCGAAAGCGCAGCCACGGCGGAAGAGCTGGAAGAAAAGCGCATCTATCAGCCGGCCGAGATTCACCCCGCGCACATCAACCAGCTTGCGCAGGCGATGAGCAAGTACGCGCCGCACGCGCCGCAGGAGAAGGAAGCCCCCGCGCAGGAAGCGCAGGACACCGCCGAGATCATGCAGCAGGCCGTGACGCTCCCGCAGCGCGTCGCCTTGTACGTCCCCGGCACGCAGGGACCCGCCACCGCCACCGACAACGCCGCGCAGGTCGAGCGCGTCGCCCGCGAGTTTTGCGGCTGGGTCGGCGGCGCGACCGCCCAGGAATCAAACGGCTTTTGGATGTCCGACACCGCCGGACTGGTTCGGGAAGCCGTGACCATCGTTTACGCCAACTGCACCGCTGACCAGCTCCGCGAGCGCCTGCCGGACGTGCTGACGCTTGCGCAGCAGATCAAGCGCGAAATGGCGCAGGAAGCCGTAACGATCACGATTGATCAAAAAATGTATATCATCTAAGGAGGCGAGAGGATGCCGGAGATCAAGGATTTAACCGGCCAGAAGTTCGGACGATTGACAGTCGAAGGCTTTTCCCATCTGGACAAGCACCATAAAGGCCATTGGCTGTGCCGCTGCGAATGCGGCGCAGCCGTGGACGTGGAAACGCACCAACTTAAAAGCGGGAAAACAAAAAGCTGCGGCTGCTGGAAGAATGAACTTAATTCAAAGCGCCTGAAAACGCACGGCGAAACCGCAACGCATCTTTATTGGGTATGGAATGGAATGATACAGCGTTGCACGAATCCAAACAACACTGCATTTTCCAGATACGGCGGGCGCGGGGTTTGTATCTGCGACGAATGGCGCTACAGCTTCCCAGCCTTCCGGTTATGGGCGCTCGTGAACGGCTACGAAGACGGACTATCAATCGATAGAATCGACAATAACGGCGATTATTGCCCCGATAATTGCCGCTGGACAGACCGAAGAACACAGAACAGCAACAAACGAAACAACCACAGAATCACATTTAACTGGAAGACGCAGACCGTGACAGAATGGGCGGAAGAACTGAAAACATCCACGGAAGCAATACGCAAGCGAGAAGCAAGAAACTGGCCGCTAGATAAACCGCTACCACGAAAAGGACGACCAAAGGGAAGCAAGAACAAACCGAAGGAAGATAAAAGAGCATGAACCAGGCAGCGGAATTTTTGAAGCCGCCGGGACAACCTGAAAGGAGACCTACACCATGCAGAACCTACCGATCAACATTTCTCCCACCTGCGCGGGAATCTGGCACACGCCCGCCGAAATCCGAACCGCAGCCGCCGACGGCTTGCGCATCGACTACAACGACGGACGCGGGCAGGTCATCCGCTGCCGGAAGGCGGCAAGCGTCGCAGGATGGATTACAGCCGTAACCGTCAGCGGCTCCATTTTGCAGGCGTGGGCCGGTGAATTTACTGTTGCCGGGGAGGTGAGAGCATGAGCACAACCAACCAGCAGGCGCACCGCCTGCCCCTGCTGCACATCAACGCCGACGAACGGCACGCGCTCGAAAGCTTCGGCGAGTGGTCCCCGGCAATGGCCCGCGCCTGCATGGAGCGAAACCGCCTGAATTTCGACGATGTGGAGCAGATCAACAATCACTTTGAATCGCACCGTTGGGGAAGCGATACGGATAGGCGATACCGCAAAGCCGCCGTAAACCGCGCCATTAAAGCCGTAGCGGCCAACCCTGCCGCATATCTGGCCGATTGATACCGGCCGCCCCGGACACCCTAGCAGAGCCGCACCGGGCACCAAAGCGGCCCCGCCCCATCAAATAAAACGAAAAAGGAGATCATCACCAATGAGAAAATCACAGATCATGCGGCAGGCGTGGAGCCTTTACCGCGCCACCGTCGCGGAGTTCCCGGAAACCCGCAGCCGCGCACAGTTCGCGCTTTGCCTGAAAGAAGCGCACCGCATCGCAAACACCGCCGCGAACGCCCGCCGCGAGTGGGAGCAAATGACCGGCGCGCAGCAGTTTGAAGCCTTAACGCGCATGGCGTGGGCGGTCCGGAAGCGCGCAGAAGCCACCGGGCGCGGAATCGATACAGAGTGGATACGCACCACGGACGACGCGCAGACCGTCGCCGCCGACGCATGGCCGCGCGTTTTGTCTGCGCTGGACCGCAACGACCAGCGCGAGGACCCGCGCCCCCTTGTGTTTATCCTTTACGCCGCCTGCACCCAGGCAGCGCACAGCATCAGCCGCGCCGAAATCCGGCACGTTTCCGCCTGCATCAGCGCAGACGCCATCACCCAAGCCGCGCAGCTTGAAACGGCAGGCGCACAATCCCCACTTGATATGCTCCCCAGCGTCACCGCGTCCCGCTTCGGCGGAGACCTGGAAGAAGGCTACAGCATCCGCGCCGCCCTGGACACCGCCGCCGGAGACAAGGACGGACGCGCCATCGTCGCAGGCATCGCCGCCGGTTACACGGTCCGCGAGATTGCCGATCAACTAGGCATGAGCAAAAGCGCCGTACAGCGCCGCATTGACAAGATACGCGCCGCCTACCTCGCGCAGATGCAGGCATAACAGCACCAACGACACCACCAGCCGCCCCGGAACACCCCGGAGCGGCTTAATCATGCCTAGCCCATCATATCACCCCGCCGCCACCGCCAAAGCCCCCAGCATCCACCAGACAGCCCCCCACGGCGTGCCTACCACGCCACCGCCCCGCCGCCCTCGCGTATGCGCGCACACGTACTATATTATAATCGCGTGCGTGCGCGTGCGTTGATTGCCCGCGCAGTATAAAAAGATATACTAGAGTACACCAAAGAGCCAACCACCACGCCAAACCAGAGCCAACCAACGCCCACTTGATCAAGAGTTCACCCACTCAAGCAAGCATTCAGCAGGTCAAAAGAGAGGACACAAGGAGGGAGGGGAGGAAGTGTTCGCGGCTTTGCCGTGTTCAGAGCCCCGTGAAACAATGTTTTCCACTGTTTCACGAAATTGCACCGCCGAAGTCGGAGTTTTCCGCATTGAAATACGCCAGCTTTAAGCAACCTACCGCAGAAAGCATGTAAAAATCAGATATTTGTTTACATTTCTGTTAGTAATGTAAACGACTGTCAGCCCGTCCGACCGTCACAGCGGCACAAACGCAGCAGCCCCACCCCCATTTTACAATCCCCGAAGGTCTTTTGTACGCGCTACCGCGCATAGCTCTTCCCCCTCCATCCATGTTCCACACCTCTCGCCGCGTCAGCCAACAAAGCCACGACCACGCCACCTACACAGAAATAGGTGGTGTTTTTTGCGCCTATAGGGGGGTACTTTCTAATTCCTGCGGGAAAAATTGAATCTGGGGAAACAAAAAGCCAAAAAATAAAATTTGCGCGGTTGCCTTTCGGCAACATAACAGAAGGCCTACGGACGCATAGTGGGTAAGGCTTGCGTATATGGCAGATCGCAGGCGGGGCGGTGTTGCATGTTTTCTTTGGGCGTTTGCTATGCTGAGAATGTAAGGGAGGTTTGAAGGATGTCTTTTACATTCCAGTGCGATTATTGCGGAGCCACGGTAACGAGCGAGAGAAGGAACAGGAAATCTCCGCACAGATTTTGTGGGTATTCATGCGCGGCAAAGTGGAGATCTAAATACGGCTGTGCTCGAACAGGCCCAAGAAGCGCGGCTGGTGGACTTCCACATGAGAATGTGCGTATCCGGATGACAAAGGAATTGGAATTATTTCCGGAGTTCCGACCGGAGCGTGGAGAAACGTATCCTGCGGAGCGATACGCAGGGCAGGGCGGAGTAAAAAGAGCGGGATATGTCATATGCGTGAATGGGCATCGGGTAAATATCCGGGCGGATGAGTGCGTGGAGGTGTGAGGGTAAGCTTGAGGGAGATTTTATTCAGAGGAAAGCGTGTAGACAGCGGCGCGTGGTCATATGGTTCTTTGGTCATCCGGAAGAAAGACGATGGCGGAAGGAAATACTTCATCAGTGGGTTTGAACCGTTCAGCAAGGCAGGCGAGGTCTTAGGAGAAACCGTCGGAGAATACACAGGCTTCCGGGACACAAGCGGGAACGCGGTGTTTGAGGGGGATGTTGTGGAAGATCTTGCGTTTGGCGTGTACGATGTGGTGATGACGATGTGGGGCTTCCGGGCGGTTGACAGAAAGACCGGGGCAAGCTATGGACTGCGGGAGTTTGGCGGGCTTCGGCGCGTTGGAACGGTGTTTGATGAACCGTACAGGAAGAAAGAAGAAAATCAGGGTGAAGAAGGGCAGGCGGAATGAACTGCAAGAAGAAAGACTGCTTCAACTGCCCGTATCCGGACTGCATCAATGACTATGTGAAAAAAGAGTATGACCGTCCTGCAGCCTATATCAAAAAGCAGGTGGAGCGGCAGTCAGAGAGAATCCAACAGCGTGCGGAGGCGGGGCTTTGCACAACATGTGGGAAAAGACCACCGAGGAATGGATACCGAACGTGCGCAGAGTGTCAGGCAAGGAGCAGACGGTATGCAAACCGGCACAACCGAAGCATCGGGAGAGTACCGGAGAGTTTGCTGGATGGCGTGAGCTTATGCAAGCGGTGCGGAAAAGCTCCGCCGACAAGCGGGTATAAGCTCTGCGAGCGGTGCTTGGAATCGGCACGAAGGGCGCTGGACCATACACCATCACACAGCGGAATTTTCGTGGATAACAATTTTACGCGGGCGCTTCGCGCCGATGCAGAAAGGATGAAAGCAAAAACATGAGTTATTTCGAGAAATACGACGAGATGTTTTCGGAGCCGTCAAAAGCCGAGCAGATCATTGAGGACGCAAAGGCTGCGCTCTGGAATGAGCTGACCGAGGAAGTCAAGCAGCTGATGGACGATGCCAACGAGGCAAGTACGAAGGCCAATAAGCTCATAGCAGAGATATCCAGCCTTAATTTTGAGAAAACGGAGCTGGAAAAAGAAATCAAGCAGCTTCGTGAGCAGAAGGTCTATGTCGAAACGCACGAGGTTCCTGCAAGGCAGGTCAAGGCAATCGTTAACCATCTGACGAAGGACTTCCGCCCCGGCGATGAGTGCTGGGTGATCGGTGCGGAATACGAACGGCATACTTGCGAGAAGTGCGGCGGAAGCGAGAAAGTGTCTGCTGTCATTGGCGGGGAGACGTTTGAAATTGACTGTCCCACGTGCAGAGGCTACGGAACAGTTTCAAAATCAACGTATTTCCCCAAAAAGTCAAAAGTCACGGAAGTCAGGATGTTACTCTGCTTCAATTCTAACAACCGCATGAATGAATGGAGTATGGAAACGTTGAGAGTTGACAGTCGCGATGACTGTAGCAGAGCGGGTTCCGTATTCAAGACGGAAGAAGAGGCAAAAGCGGCGATCAAAGAAAGGTACGGGGACGAAAATGGATGATTTTCTGAGATTCTTCGACAAAGTAAGGTCGCGGATACCGATGCACATCGAAATTGGCTATAGCAGTGTCGTGGACTGGATGATCGTGATTTATGAAGGCCGGTCCTATGCGGAAAGCCAAAAGGAAATCGTCAACGTGCAAAACTGCGATATGGAGCTGTGCTTTGCAATGGCACAGGTTGAGCTTAAAGAATGGCTGCTGAAAGAATGTGGAGGGTATTGAGCTATGAGCTGTGTAAAGAAGGTCAGAGACGTTGACCCAGCCTGCGCGATTGTCGAGGTCACGGATAAAGAAGCGTTTGAGAAATCCGTTGTTTATCACGGCACATTCAAATCTCAGACGTTCAAAACTGAAATCACGCTCGGAGAGGACGAAGCTTGGAGTGAAATTCAAGCCATGGATGCGAAAGGTAGAACGGAGGATAGCAATGGCAAAAGTTAAGTACATCAAGCTTTCCGACACGCTTGAAATGCTACAAAAACTGGATACGGCTGGTCACAATTCTTCTCCGCAATGGTCATTTTCAAGTGACGGGGTGCAGCTATGGAGAGCTTACGAGCGACACAGATGATTGGCGGGAATGGTGAACAAGATCGACGCCCGACAGATCTTTATCCTACCCCGCCAGATGTCACAGAAGCGCTTTTACGGTTCCTAGATATTCCGTCATTTTTCCGTGTTTGGGACCCTGCAGCTGGTGAAGGTGATATGGCGAGGCAAATTGCAATGCATGGTCACACAGTCTATGAGTCTGACATTATGACAGGAACCGATTTCTTAACCGTCGATGGTCCACCTAACGCAGAACTATGGCTGCCGTGTGACTGGATTATTACAAATCCGCCGTTTGCGCTTTCGGAGCAGTTTATTCGCCACGCAAATGAACTTAGGCATCCGTTCGCTATGCTGTTGAAATCGCAGTATTGGCACGCATCAAAAAGGCTGAGATTGTTCCGAGAGATACGACCGGATTATGTGCTGCCGCTTACATGGAGACCGAACTTCTACTTCAAGGAAGAACACGGAGGCGCACCACTTATGGATGTGATGTGGTGTGTGTGGAGTGCAGAAAACGGGCGGAAATCGCATCAACCTACAATTTTTAAACCGTTGGAGAGACCTAAAATGCGAGAGGAGAATCCATGAAACAATACTGCTGCTACTGCGTAAATGCTTATCTTCAAGGTGATGACATGATTTGGTGCAAGCCAAAAGACGAAATTCGAACTGACCGTCAGATAACGCGGCTGAACCGCTGCCCACACTTCGAATTTTGCTCGATAGACGTTCTTAACCCAGAACGGGAGTACAGGCCGGTTGAGAAACGGAGGGCGGCGCAGAAAAAGGAACCGGACATGGAGCAAACCACTATGTTCGGCGGCTTGGAATGGGAGAAAAGAAAATGAGTAAACCAAAATACATGAAAGGCGATTGCATTCGGTCGCTGGACGATTTGGTTCTGCAAGAAAACATCTATTGGAACGGGAGAATTTGGAATCGAAAGTGGTTCATGAACCTTCAGATTCAAATGCTTCTGTCTCTAATCAAGCACAAGGCACTACAGTACGCTGTGAGGCGGGACGGCATCACAACGGGAGAGTTTGTCGAGCCGGTGTTATGGCATAAACTCAACGAACGCCCACTGACGGATGCGGAAAAATCTGAATTTTCCGAGCATGGCTATTCGGATTTTGAAATCCCAGAGTATATGTTCGACTGCCCTATGCCTGATGATGAGCAGGAAATCCTAGTCGCAACCGAGTGGGGAGTGGACAAGGATGTGTGCTGTGCCGATACCGACGATTGGGGAAACCATTCGTTTGGATTGGAGGGACGCGGAGATTGGGACGACGTGATCGCGTGGGCGGAAATGCCGAAGTACGATTCTGAGTGACGGAAATTCCAGCGCGAATGGTGCCGCCCGATTATCACTGGGAAAAAGTTCAACGAATTTTGGAAGGAGACGACATGACAGACAAGGAAATTATACAGGTACTGCGTATCTGCGCGACGCATATAGAGAAGGGTTGCGGGCTTTGCCCACAAATGAAGTATGTGCGTTGCACGGAGCGGCTGGCGGATGAAGCTATCACCATGATCGAGCGCCTGACCGCCGAGAATGCGGCGCTGCGGGAGAAAGTGCCGCAGTGGGTCAGCGTAGATGACAGGCACCCAAAGCCTGGGACGCGCGTTCTTGCTACGGACGGCGTATTTGTTGGAGAAGCATACCGAACAAGCGCTGATACGTGGCGCAGATATGATGGCATTGCAATGCGGGACTGCATCGGCAGCGTAGTCACCCACTGGATGCCGCTGCCGGAAGCGCCGGAGGAAGGAGAAAAGGCATGAAAGCTGTTTTGATCAGCATCTGCCCGGAGTGGTGTGAGAGGATCATCAACGGGCAGAAGACGATTGAGGTCCGCAAGACGCGACCGAAACTGGAAACGACGTTCAAATGCTACATTTACTGTACGAAAAATGCAAAAATGCAGTTCTGGACAGGACCACGATATTCGTATGTGGACGATCATAGCCACAACGCATTTGATAGATGCGGAAACGGCAAAGTCATCGGGGAATTTCTGTGCGATCAGATCATCGAAGATCGCACGTATGGGCACAATGAAGAATTTTACAGAGCAGCCTGCGTGAGCGCATACGATGCGGCGGCATATGCAATGCAGTCGCCGATGTACGGCTGGCACATCTCAGATTTGCGCGTTTACGATCACCCGCGCGATCTGTGGGAGTTTACTGGCCTGCGGGAGACAAAATTCGGCCTTGCGCCCGGGCCAATCACCCGCCCGCCGCAGAGCTGGCGGTATGTGGCAGAGGAGGCGTGATATGGAGAAACGACAGTGCTGCGGCTGCGTCCACGGTATCGACACAGATGTCAACTCCATTGGAGAGCGGGTCGTCTACTGCGAACTGAGAGCGGAGTGGATGAATGTAGCCCTCGGTGATTGCCTTGGAAACTGTGAAAGCGAGGAGGAAGAACTATGGAACGACTGACAAGTCCTAATATCAACGTAGACTCGGGCACCGACAGATTTCTGCACGCCACGATCGGCGGCAAGGAAATCGACTGGAAGCAGAGCCGGGACAGCACGCTCAACGTGCTGATCAACGGCCCAACGAGCAACGGCTTTGGCAAGGACATTTTCCGCAAGATGGCCCGCGATCTGTACGGACGGCTGAAAGCCTACGAGGACACAGGATGGACACCGGAGATGCTGCGTAAGATGGGCGAAAATGCTGGGCATCTGTGGGATTTCGCGCAGGCTGCGGAAAACATGACGGTCGGACGGTTGAAAGAGCTTGCCGAGGCCGACAAGGACGGGCGCGTGGTCGTGCTGCCGTGCAAGGTGGGAGATACGGTGTGGTTTAAGACATACAAAAATAACGCGCGAGATTGCATTGGCGTGCAACCACATGAGGTTACAAGAATATCAGCAAGCATCATTGTTCCGGGGGAAATTGTGGATATCGGTATCCCTGTGGACCAGATCGGTGTGAGAGTATTTTTGAGCGAGACCGAAGCGGTTGCGGCTGACGCGAAACCTCCGGCTGGAAATTCCATTTTGGAAGTTTAGGAGGCGAAGCAGGATGGAACGGATGACAAGCCGAGATGAGGATTGCGTGCTGGTAAACGGTCACGCGCTGGGTTATGCGACGATCGGCGAACTCGTCCAGATGGCGGAACGTCTCGCAGCGTATGAGGATATGGACAGTAAGCGGCTCAGACCGGGCGATACGGTTTGGCTGTCTAAGATGTTTTACACGCGCCCCAAAAAGCCCGTGCCGGTCACGGTAGACGCAATCCGTATTGACGTCAACGGAACAACGTACATAACCGGGCGGAAGAGATTCTGCGAGGAAGCAATCGGACGAACGGTGTTTTTGACAGAGGAAGCCGCCAGAAAGGCTTTGCAGGAAATGGAGGGCAAGAAGGATGGCAACGAAACGAGTATGTGACCGCTGCGGGGCGGAGATAAACCCCGTGAGTTCTGCGACGTATGTAAACGTGCGAAGCGCGTTCCATGAAGAATCACCTGATATTGAGCTTTGCTGTTCGTGCGCGATGCAAATCAAAGAATGGCTTAAGTCGCGTGTAGAGGAGGGCAAGAAGGATGGCTGAACTGAAACCGTGCCCGTTCTGTGGCGGTGAAGTTAGTCTTGTTCCGTGCGATGACGAAGGGAATCTACATGATGAGGCATATAGAGAACATCCATATAGTGGACTTGGCTTTATGCTTCACCATGCTCACGAGGACAACCCGGAATGCCCGATTGCAAGCTATGAGTGCGATGGCGGGATTTTGGGTGGTGTGTATATTTACGACACGGAAGAACAAGCCGTTGAGGCATGGAACAGGAGGGTAAATGATGACTGATTACATCAAGCGCGCGGAGGCGCTGGCACCTGAGGAAAGAACGTTAGATTTTCCAGAAAAATACACTGAAATACGCGCATTGTACCATTTTTGCGTCGATCTTGGAATCAAATGCAAGATAGAGCACCTGTACGACGGCTATGCAGTGCGTTTCCCGGACGGAAGTGACTTCGCACAGCATCATGGCACATATGGTGGGACGGAAGGATGCGTTGAACCGGCTATCGGGGACTCCGAATTGGACTATACTGCAGTCGGCTTGAACTTAGCGAAGGAGCTCGTGAAGAAACACAAAGGCAAATTGGAGGCCGACCATGCCTGACGAATACATCAAGCGAGAAGCGGCACTTATGAAACTAATGCAGGACGGGTGCAGCGCAAAAAACTTGCAATCCATCTTGGAAATGCCCGCCGCCGACGTTGCGGAGGTGGTGCATGGGGAATGGCTGCGATCTGACGATGATTGGAACAGTCTCACAACAATCCAGTGCTCCAGTTGCGGTGAAGAATGGTGTTTCGAGACGGATGATGACGTGAGCCTTCTGAATTACAAGCACTGCCCCAACTGCGGGGCGAAGATGGATGGAGGATTTGACGATGCGGCCAGTTGACGCGGATGCAATCTACAACACGGCGCTGGAAAACCACCAAAAAGGCGAAATCGAAGACTGGGAGTTTGACTCGATTATTAACTATCTGGACGGTGCGCCCACCATTAACACCGTAGAAATCGTGTACTGCAAGGACTGCAAGCATAAGTTGCGAACGGTTGCAAATGGGTTTGTGATCTGCAGGGAGAAGCACGGCATGGTTCAGCCAAGTCTGGATGATTTTTGCAGCTACGGAGAACGGAGGAATGACGATGTTTCAAATTGAGCTTTTATCGGGCGGCGTTTTCTGGGTATACGCCGTCGACGCAGCGGAGAATATGTTTTTGATCTACCGAGATTCCCAGTGGAACTGGATTGGAATGGAAAAGTGCAAGCCGTATTACCTCAAGGTGAGTGAATGGGCCAATAAGAAGTTCGTTTCCACATTTTGCAGCTACGGAGAACGGAGGGAAGAATGAACATTACACTTTTGAAATATCCCACCGATGAGGACTGGGCATTTGCAAAACAGTGCGCTTTAGTCACCATCGGCAAAGAGATGAAAACAGCACCGGACATGGAGTGGAAACACGCCATTCTCCGGGCGCAGCACAGCCCTATTCGGACTCTGCAATTCGCGTTTTACTTGGAGGGTGTGCCGTACTGGGTAAGCACCCACTTAGCCCGCCACGTCCACGCACAGCCGTTTATCCGGTCACAGCGGAATGACAGGCAGGACGAATACGACCGGAACGCAGCGCGGCAGGACGCGCCGGTAGACATGATCTGGTACATGAGCGCCGAAGAGCTGATGACCATTGCAGAAAAGCGGCTTTGCAGGCTTGCGGCAAAGGAGACGCGGGAAGTTGTCTTAATGATGCGCTGGTTGGTGGTCAATCATTGCCCGGAGTTTGAAGGGCTGCTCGAGCCACATTGCACGAAATACGGTGATTGCCCCGAAATGAAGCCGTGCGAGACCGGAAGGAGGCTGCAAGGTGGGAACGATACTGGCGATTGACCCGGGGAATATGGAATCCGGGTATGTCCTCGTAGAGCACGACGGGAAGGAAATCCGGAAGGTGCTGGACGTTGGTAAAGTTCCGAACGGGAAGATATTCCCCGTTCTCTGCCGGGAGTATCAGCACCTGGCAATCGAAATGGTTGCCGGAATGGGTATGCCGGTCGGGCAGGAAGTGTTCGACACCTGCTTATGGATCGGGCGATTTTGGGAATATGCCGAGCTTTTCCAGCGGTGCTACCAGATACAGAAGATCTTCCGCCGGGAAGAAAAGCTTTACTTATGTGGCAGAGCGTCGGCGAAGGATGCGAACATCAGACAAGCCCTCGTCGACCGCTACGCGCCCGGCCAGCCGAATTATGGGAAAGGAACAAAGAAGAACCCCGGTTTCTTTTACGGGTTCGCAGCGGATATGTGGGCGGCGATGGCGGTGGCAGTGACGTATTTTGATAAGTACATAAGGGGGATACAGCTATGAGTGCAATGAACGATCTGGCAAAGCGTATTCGCAGAAGCAACAAGGCTTATTTTGCCGCCGGTATGGAGGCAGGAAAGCAGAAGGTGGTAGATCTTTTCTTTGTGGCGGCGCATGAACTGGGCATGCTCAAAAGCCCGGCGAAGGCAAAGGAACTTCTGGACAAAATGGAGCAGCTTGACGCAGAATACGGCGTGGCATGGCTGGGCAAGAAGGAATCCGACGATGCAATTCACCGGCTTGACTCGAGTCTTAAGAAGCTCTGCGGTCCGTTCTTTCAGCCGTTTTTCGAACGGAACGATACAATCAAGGATTGGTGGGAAAAATGAAAATTGTTTTAGATTTGTTGGCGTTCATGCCCACAAGGGCGCATGAATACGATGCGGGGTTAGACCTGTATTCGGCGAGCGACGACGTTTACATCTATCCCGGAGAAAGCGAATTGTTTGATACAGGCGTGCATGTCCAGCTGCCCAAAAACACCGTGGGATTTCTCAAGAGCAAAAGCGGTCTGAATGTCAAACACGGAATCACCAGCGAAGGGGTCATCGACGTCGGCTACACCGGAAGCATCATTGTCAAGCTATACAACCACGGAAGCAAGCCCTACAAGGTCTGTAGGGGCGATAAGATCTCGCAGCTTGTTATACTGCCCTGCATCCTGCCGGAACTGGAAGTGGTCAGCTCGCTCGAGGAGACGGAACGCGGGGACAATGGGTTCGGGAGTTCGGGCAGATGATGGGGGATATTACAAAACAGGAATACTCCACTTGGCTGGAAGAATCCCTAAAAACTGTGTTAGATTTCAAGCCCTCATCGATCTGCATTGTTGCTACTGCGGAGGATGGGACAACAAAGACGGGATATTTCAATTCGACGGGGCAGGACAAAGCTATTTTTGCCGCTAACATTATGAGCGACGTTGTAATGGATATTGTCAAAATCAATGCAGAGGATATCAAGAAAATATTGGACGGAACAGAGTAAGGGGGCTGATACGGTGAGCAAACCGCGCTATGGATGGTGGGGGTATGCGAAGTGGATGATACGAAGTTACAAAAGCGGTACGCTTATGACGCGGGATGAAATCTCTGCTGTCGAAGCTGCAATCGAGGAAACAAAACAGCTTATCGACGGGTCGGAACGCCTCCGGCTCATAGATTTGGTTCTTTGGAAGCGTACACATACCCTACAGGGCGCTGCTATGGTGGTATATGTTTCGGAGCGTACCGCTCAGGAATGGCATAGGCAGTTTATCTACTTGGTGGCAGAAAAACGTGGTTTATATTCAAAAGTTTGCGTAAGAGAGCCTTAAACATAGTGTATCGTTGAGAGCGTAGAGGTGTATCCTCTGCGCTTTCATCCTTCTTACGGCTACGCAGCGTACTGCGGAACCTCCTTTTTCTTAGCTCCACCGGAAACCGCAATCCGGTGGGGCGTGAAAAGGAAGATTGGAAGGGTGAATAAGGAGGGATGAAATGGAAGTAAAGAGCTTGAAATTAGATAGCATTACGCCTTATGGGAAGAATGCAAAGAAACACGATAAACGGCAGATCAACAACGTTGCGGAGAGCATCAAACAGTACGGCTTTGTGCAGCCGATTGTAGTCGACCGGGATGGTGTGATCGTGATCGGACACTGCCGCGCTCTGGCGGCAAAGAAGCTGGGCATGGAAGAAGTGCCGTGCGTCTGTGTGGATGATCTGACACCGGAGCAGGTGAACGCCCTGCGGCTGGTAGATAACAAAAGCAACGAGAGCGACTGGGACTTTGACCTGCTGGCGGTGGAACTTCCGGGGCTTGACCTGTCGGCTTTTGACTTTGATTGGGGGCTCCGCGACGAGCTGAACGATTCTGTCGTGGAGGATGACTATGATCCAGTTCTTCCTGCGCAGCCGAAGAGTAGACTCGGCGATGTGTACCAGCTAGGCGAGAATCGGTTAATGTGTGGCGACAGTACGTCTCTGAGTGACGTACAAAAGCTCACAGGGGGGGGTGCAGATGGACTTGCTTCTCACCGACCCGCCGTACAATGTGGACTATCAGGGCACCGCCGGTAAAATCAAAAACGACAACATGGAAGATACAGCATTCAGGCGCTTTTTAACGGATGCGTTTTCTAATGCAGCGATGGTTATGAAACCAGGTGCACCTTTCTATATCTGGCACGCAGACAGTGAGGGGTATAACTTCCGTGGCGCGTGTAAAGATGCGATGCTGCGCGTCAGGCAGTGCCTGATCTGGGTGAAGAACTCCCTTGTAATGGGTAGACAGGACTTCCAGTGGAAGCATGAGCCGTGCCTGTATGGAGAGAGTGAGATTGAAGAGGATGCTCATGAGCCTTGCCTTTACGGATGGACGGAAGGCAAGAAGCATTATTTCTTCAAAAACCGAAAGCAGACAACTGTGCTTAATTTTGATAAGCCGGTAAAGTCTGCGGAGCATCCGACCATGAAGCCGATTAAACTGTTCGACTATCAGATGCAGTGTTCCAGCAAGCCGGGAGAGAATGTCCTTGACCTGTTCGCTGGCTCTGGCACAACGATCATGGCATCGGAGCAGAACGGGAGACACGCGTACTGCATGGAGTTTGACCCGAAGTATGCCGATGTAATCATTGATCGTTGGGAGAAGTTCACAGGAGAAAAGGCGGTGCTTCTGAGTGACGATTGAAGAAGCACAGAGAATTATTGACAAAACAACCAGCCCGTACTTAAAGCGGGACATGGAGAAGTTTATCAAACGCCAGAGGAGAAAGGAGGGCGCGTATGGCACGACCAAAAAAGGAAATAGATCAGAAGCAGTTCGAGGCACTGTGCGGGCTTCAATGTACCCTTCTGGAAATCTGCGACGCGCTTGATGTAAGTGATAAAACATTAGACGGATGGTGTAAGAGAACTTATGGGGAGCATTTCTCCGAAGTATTCGCAAAAAAGAGGGGTAAAGGGAAAATATCACTGCGAAGAATGCAGTGGAGACTCGCTGAAAAGAATGCGTCTATGGCTATCTGGCTCGGGAAGCAATACTTAGGGCAGCGCGATGAGCCAGAAGAAGCGATTGACGTGGAGGATACGGACGCTTATCTGAAAGAAGCGGGTATCGAATGAAAAGTTCGACAATCCACCCGGCGTTCGGGGATAAGCATAAGGAATATATCCGGACTGCGACGCGCTGCACTATTTCTGTTGCGGAAGGTGCTGTTCGAGCGGGTAAAACCATCGACAATATAGCCGCCTTTGCAACGATGATAAACAAAGGTACGCCTGATAGAATCCATTTGGCGACCGGCTCCACAGCGGCGAACGCAAAACTCAACATTGGAGATGCAAATGGGTTTGGGCTTGAATACCTTTTCCGTGGACGATGCCGATGGACGAAGTATAAGGGAAATGAAGCACTTGTAATTAAATCCTGCGGGCGAGATTACGTTGTTATTTTCGCAGGTGGCGCGAAGGCGGACAGTTTCAAAAAAATACGTGGTAACTCTTACGGGATGTGGATTGCAACCGAGATCAACCTCCACCATGAGGATACGATCAAGGAGGCGTTCAACCGACAGCTCGCCGCGAAATTGCGGCGCGTATTTTGGGACTTGAACCCTTCATCTCCCGGGCACTGGATTTATCAGAACTACATAGACAGATTCCCGGAGCAGTTTGGCGCACGGTATAATTATCGGCACTTTACTATCCGGGACAACGCAACGATTACAGCCCAAAGGCTCGCGGAAATCGAAAGCCAGTATGATATAAAAAGCATCTGGTATCGACGGGATATCCTCGGGGAGCGCTGCATTGCGGAAGGGCTTGTGTATCCGATGTTTGGCGATTCCTGCATCGTGCAGGACATACCGGACACCGGCGATTATTACATTTCCATTGACTACGGCACGCACAATCCGTTTTCGGCTGGCTTGTGGTGCGTGACGAAAACGGAAGCGGTGCGAATCGGAGAGTATTATTACTGCGGGCGAGAAGAACGGAAAGAAAAAACGCCGGAAGAGTATTATTCAGAGGTCAAGCGCCTCGCGGGCGGGAGGGATATAAAATGCCTGATTGTAGACCCGTCGGCGGACGCTTTTATTGCCACCGTAAAGAAGCACCATGACTTCAAAGTGCGTGGGGCTGTGAATGATGTACTGCCCGGCATACAGACAACGGCTGAGATGATTGCGTCCGGGAAGCTCAAAATCCATGAGAGCTGCGAGGACGCCATCCGCGAATTCGGGCTTTACAGGTGGGACGAAAAAGCAGAATCTGACCGCGTCGTGAAGGAAAACGACCACGCTATGGACGAAATCAGGTACATGGTGATGACGGTCTTGAAAAAGCACTTCAAAGAACACAGATTTGTGCCGGAACTGGCGCGGTGAGGGAAAAGATGAAAACATATCAGGATTTTTTAGAGGTTGCGGAAAAGTCTGAACGGGAACGGATGGAATTTGTTCTGTCCGCGATAAATAATCACAAAGACTCGGATTTATACAAACAGGCGGTTATTGCGAAGGAGTATGACGCGCACAGGAATGTGACGATTGCTAATTTTCAAAAGCTGCTTTATACACTCAACGGGAAAGTCATACCGGACAACTACAGTCCGAACTATAAGCTTCGGAGCAATTTCTTTGCAAATTTCGTCACGCAGGAAACGCAGTATTTGCTTGGAAACGGCGTGACACTGAAAAAAGAGGAAAACAAAGCGAAGTTGGGCGCTTTGTTTGACACACGGCTCCAAGACGCAGCGCATGACGCGCTTGTCGGCGGCGTTTCCTATGGTTTCTGGAATCTCGATCACCTTGAAGTGTTTGATGTGACAGAATTTGTTCCGCTTCTGGATGAGGAAAACGGAGCGCTTCGGTCGGGCATTCGTTTCTGGCAAGTATGCACAAGCAAGCCGCTGCGTGCTACTCTCTTCGAACCTGACGGATTTACACAGTACATCCGACGAAGCGGGGAAGAAATGATGATCTTGGAGCCGAAGCGCGGCTATGTGGCTGTGGAAGCGACTTCTGAGATTGACGGGACCGAACTTCTGGCGTATCAGAATTATCCGGGCTTCCCTATTATTCCTATGTACGGGAACCGCGCAAAGCAGTCTGAACTGGTCGGACAGCGCGAGGCGATTGACTGCTACGATTTGATCAAATCCGGCTTTGCGAATACGGTTGATGATGCATCCGTTATTTACTGGACGATCTCCAATGCTGGCGGCATGGATGAGATCGACATGGCACGGTTCAAAGAGTCTATGCGGAGGATTGGTGTAGGTCTTGTGGACGATGACGGCGCGAAGGCGGAGGCTCATACGCTCACAATTCCGGTTGAAGCTCGGGAAGCGCTTCTTTCCAGAATCAGTGACGATCTGTACCGAGATTTTCAGATGTTGGACGTTACAAAACTGCAAGGCGGGCAGAAAACAGCGACGGAGATCACTGCGGCATATCAGTCGATGGATAACAAGGTCGATCAATTCGAATACTGCGTAATTGATTTCTTACAGGCGCTTTTCAAAATCGTTGGGATTGAAGACGAACCGTCTTTTACTCGCTCTAAGGTAACAAATCAGCTGGAACAAACGCAGATGGTGCTTCTTGCAGCAAACTACCTCGATGATGAGACAATTTTGAACAAGCTCCCGTGGCTGACGCAGGAAGAAGTCGCCGAAATTCTGAAAAGGAAAGCGGCAGAGGATATTGAGCGCAGCTTCGAGCCGCCGGAGATGGTGAACGATGAGACCTGATAAGGGATACGACCTCACCGAAAAAGAGTTAAAGGCGCTCGAAAAGCGGATATACGATTCTTACAAAGAAGCGTATGACGGTCTGACGGATATCATCAAGGAGTATTTCGCAAAGTTCGCAGACCGTGACGCTTCTGAAAAGGCACGGCTGGACGCTGGCGATATCACCGAGGAACAATACAAGCAATGGCGGCTTGCGCAGATCGGGCGTGGAAAGCGCTTTGAAGCGCTACGGGATAAGGTCGCAGATCGCATGACAAATGCAAACGCTGCTGCTGTTGCGTATGTCAACGATGCAACGCCGGGCATTTACAGTTTGAATCGGAATTTCGCGGCGTACACCATTGAACAAGTGACCGGCGATGTCGGATTTGACTTATGGGACGAACAGACTGTAAAGCGCTTGATTGTGGAACAGCCGGAGCTTATGCCGTATTACCCGCCGAAAAGAGCGTTAAATCGTGGAATTGATCTTGCATGGGGCAAAAAGCAGATCGCAGCCAGCGTCACAAGCTCCATTTTGCAGGGCAAGAGCATTAAGCACATGGCAGATGATCTACAATCCAGAATTGTCACCATGAACCGCGATTCCGCTATCCGGACAGCTCGAACGGCAGTCACGGGTGCGCAGAACGCCGGACGGATGGATTCTTATTTTGCGGCTGAAAAGATGGGGATTAAATGCCGCAAAGAGTGGATGGCGACGCTGGACGGAAGGACGCGCCATTCTCACGCGATGCTCGATGGTGAAATCGTGGATAACGATAAGAAGTTTTCTAATGGTTGCCGTTTCCCAGGAGACCCGCAAGGAAGACCGGAAGAAATATACAACTGCCGCTGCACGCTGGTATCTGCGATAGTGGGAATTGACACTTCCAATGGGAAACGTCGAGACAGATACGGAATTCTGCCGAATATGACATTTGCACAGTGGGAGAAATCAAAGCGTGGGGAAGGCTATTTACAAAGATGAACGTTGAATTTATCGACAATTCCGAACAAGTGAAGTCCGCTATGCACGACGCGCTGATTCGCGCCCTCGAAAAGATCGGCATGACGGCTGAAAAGTATGCAAAGCGGCTTTGCCCGGTCGATACCGGAAATCTGAAGAACAGTATCACGCACCGTGTAGATGAAGAAGAGCCAGCGGCATACGTCGGAAGTGACACGGAATATGCCGCATACGTCGAACTCGGAACCGGAAAGTATTATCCGGGCGGAAGACCTACGCCGTGGGCATATCAGGACGCAAAGGGGAACTGGCACTGGACGGCGGGCAATAAAGCACAGCCGTATTTGAAGCCCGCAGCGGCTGACCATGCATCCGAATACCGGCAGATCGTAGAGGATGAATTGAAAAATGGCTGAAAGTTTGCGTAAGAGAGCCTAAAATATGCGGTATAAATGTGGTAACAGTGAAGAAACGACTGTTGCCACATTTTTTTGTTCTGTCGCGGCAAAGAACCGCCGACAAGGGAAAGGGAGATAGAACATGGCATTAACAAGGAAGCTCCTAAAGGGCATGGGGCTGACGGAAGAGCAGATGGACACTATCATTGAGGCGCACACCGATACCGTAGACGGGCTAAAAAGCGATCTCGCGCGGTATAAGGCAGACGCTGAAAAGCTCCCCGGAGTACAGGCGGAGTTAGAAAACCTGAAATCCAAAGGCGACGATGGCTGGAAGGATAAGCACGACAAGGTCAAAAAGGAATTTGACGACTACAAAAGAGAGCAGATGCAGAAGGAAACCAAAAGCGCGAAAGAATCCGCGTATCGGGAACTTTTGAAGTCTGCGGGTATCAGCGAAAAGCGCATTGATTCGGTTTTGAAGGTCACCGATCTTTCTTCGGTTGAATTGGAAGACGGCAAGATCAAGAACGCCGATGATTTGAAGAAGTCCATCAAGGAAGAGTGGGCAGATTTCGTTGTTACCACGAAACAGAAGGGCGCGGACACCAAAGACCCGCCCGCAAACAACGGCGGCGCTATGAGCCGGGATGACATCTTTAAAATCAGGGACGCGTCTGAACGGCAGGCAGCAATTGCCGCAAATCTCAATTTGTTCGGAAAGGAAGAATAATATGGCAGCAAAAAACAACCTGACTATGACGAGCGACGTTCAGGTAACCGCTCGTGAAATCGATTTTGTAACCCGATTTGCGCGGAACTGGCAGCACCTGCGCGACATTCTCGGCATTATGCGCCCCATCAAAAAGCAGCCGGGCACCGTTCTGAAATCCAAGACCGCAAGCGTGACGCTAGCGCAGAGCGTCGGCGAGGGCGAAGAGATCCCCTACTCCAAAGCGACGGTCATTGAGAAGGACTATGCGAACATCAACGTCGAAAAGTACGCGAAGGCGGTCTCTATCGAGGCAATCAAGGAATACGGATATGACGTCGCAGTCGCGATGACCGACGAAGCTTTCCTGTATGAGCTTCAGACCAACGTCACGAACCGGTTCTACGACTACCTGAATACCGGTCTTCTGAACGTCAGCGAAACCAACTGGCAGCGTGCGCTTGCGATGGCGAAGGGCGCTGTTATCAACAAGTTCAAGCAGATGCACAGAACCGCGACAAACGTTGTCGGCTTTGTGAACGTCATGGATTTGTATGACTACCTCGGCGGCGCCGATATCACTATCCAGACTGAGTTCGGCTTCCAGTACATCAAGAACTTCATGGGCTACAGCACCGTGTTCCTGCTGTCTGACGAAGAAATCAAGCGCGGTCGTGTCATTGCAACTCCGGTTGAGAACATCGTCCTGTACTACATCGACCCGGCTGACAGCGATTTCGCCCGTGCCGGTCTTGACTACAGAACTGATGGCGAAACGAACCTGGTTGGTTTCCACGTGCAGGGCAACTACTCCACGGCGGTCTCCGAGTCCTTTGCGATCATGGGCATGACCCTGTTCGCGGAGTATCAGGACGGTATTGCTGTTGCTGACATTGACGAGACCCCGTCGCTCGACACGCTGACTGTTACTTCGGCAGCCGGAACCGCAACCGGCGACACGAAGATCACAGTCAACCCGGCGAAGGAAACGTCTGGGAATGTCTACAAGTACAAGGTAGGCGATTCGGCTGAGACTGTGACCTATGGTCAGAATGTCAGAACGTGGTCGACGTGGGACGGCAAGTCCGATATCACGGCAGCGACGGGCAAGAAGATCACAGTCGTTGAGGCTGACGCGACTTACAAGGCGCAGAAGGCTGGCAACGCGACGGTAACGGCGAAGTAATGGAGGTGGCGGTGTGATGCTGACTGAATTATGTGGCGTGCTTAGGAACTGGTTCGAAACTGACAGAATCAGTGGTACGTACACGGTCGAAAACGGCAGCATCACACTGCCGTTTTTGCAAAACGGACAGTTTTTCCGTGTGGTGGGCTCTGTTTTCAACGACGGAGTTCACCAATACCCGGATTACGCGATGGCAGACGAGACATTTGACGGCTCTATCTGGCCGATGTCTGTTCCTCCCGCACTTCTCTGCTTGGGAGAGGAAATCAAGGCGTGGCAGGAAAAGAACGGAGACATCGCCGCGAGCCCGTACACTTCGGAGAGTTTCGGCGGGTACAGCTATTCGAAAACGACGAGCGGGTCTGCAACCGGCGCTGGAATGGTAACATGGCAGTCTGTTTTCAAGTCGCGCCTGAACCAATGGAGGAAGATATGAGCTTACTTGACGATTTTGCAAGACCGTGTGTCCTCTTGGACAAAAGCCGCGTGCCGGACGGCGAGAGCGGCTATATCACGACGTGGGCGGAAGGCGCGGAGTTTTACAACTATCAGGCGCTTGATACGTCGATGGAGGCCAGAAGAGCCGAAAAAGAGGGCGTTACAAGCGTTTACTCGGTTCTGGTTCAGCAAAGCGTTCCGATTGAGTATAACGACTTCTTCCGGGATAAAACGACCGGCGAGACGTACCGTGTAACATCGGAGCCGATGGCAAAGAAAACCCCACGCTCGGCCAGCTTCGATCTCAAGTATTTCACGGCAGAAAAGAAGGCGTTACCGGCATGACAAAAGGGCAGGCTCTACAAGAATGGTTTTCGCAGTTCCTGACAGCCTATTCGACGTCCAGCGTGCCGGACGATGCTGTTTTCCCGTGGCTCACGTATGAGCTTATTACAGGCGCGTGGGATAGTGGAGAGATCGGGCTTACGGTGAATCTGTGGTACTACACGGAAAAGGAAGCAGAACCGAATGCCAAAGCGCAGGAAATTTCGGACGCGATCGGCTTGGGCGGCGTGTTCGTTCCGTGCGACGGCGGCGCAATTTGGATTAAGCGCGGAACGCCGTGGTGCCAGAACATCGCGGACGATTCCGACAAATACATCAAGCGGCGGTATTTGAACGTAACGGTCGAATACATTACCGCGAACTGAAAGGACTGATTTCATGGCGAAATTTACAAAAATTCCGGCGGATACGTTTAAGCAGCTGCAAATCAACGCTGGCGTTGTTTTGAGCGAATTTACGCCTGCAACCGGAACGTTTGAACCGGAGAACCAGATCGGCGCAACTACCGGCGGCGTTACATTTTCCGCGACACCGACGTATTCCGACTACGGCTCGGATGTGGACAATTGCCCCAAGAACACAATGGAAATGAAGCGGATGGACGATGTCGAAGTGAAGCTTGCTGGTACATACGTAACGGCTACGACCACCTCCGCGAAATCTCTTATGGCGGCGGCTGACATCGACGGCACGGATACGACGAAGGTTGTTCCTCGGCGCGATCTTTCGGCGGCTGACTTTGCGGACATCTGGCTTGTGGGTGATTATTCCGACAAGAACGGTGCGACAAACGGTGGCTTCATTGCTATTCGTCTTATGAACGCGCTGTCGACCGGCGGATTCCAGCTGAAAACAGCGGACAAAAACAAGGGGCAGATGGCGTTTGAGTACACGGCGCACTATTCGATGTCGAAGCAGGACGTTGTGCCGTATGAGGTTTATATCAAAGCAGGTACGGCTGAAACGTAAGGAGAAGAAAGTATGAAATTTTCGGAACTTAGCACGGATAGGGCGGCTGACGTTCTTTGCGAGGTCAGCGTGTACGCGCTCAACATCCTGACTGACGATGAGCTGCGGGAGAGTCTGAAAGCACAGATTGACGCGGAGAAGCCGCAGACAGCCGGTGAAAAATACGCGATCGGTGCGCAGAAGATCGGCCAGTGGATTCCGCTGATCCTGAAAAAGCACAGAGAGGACACACTCGGTATTCTGGCTGCGGTCAACGAAACGACCGTCGAGGCGATCAAAAAGCAGAGTATTATCAAGACCATGCGGCAGATTCAGGAGATTGTCAAGGACAAGGATATGCTGGATTTTTTCAAATCGTGCGCGTCGGAGGCGAAAGCGTAACGCTTGCGCTTCTGGCGGCTCCAAAGATAAGAGCGGGAGGGCTGATTCGCCTTTTGCCGATTTTGGTAAAGCGGCAGCAGGAGGAATCAGCCTTCCGCATTTATACGACGGAGTGTTTGCGCACAATGACGGAAAACACAGCGAAATTCGCGGGTGGCAGCTTTGTTCAGGCGAAATATTCTGATCTGATAGACCCGAAGCCGCAGGACAACCGAACCTGCGAAGAAATCACTGCCGAGGTTGTTAAGCGGTGCGGACTGGTGGTGAAAGATGAATCTATTTGAACTTTTTGTAAAAATCGGTGCGGATACGACCGAAGCGAATAAAGGCATTGATGAAGTCGGGCAGAAAACATCCGGGCTCGGCGAAAAGCTGAAATCTGGGCTTGCTACGGCTGGTAAAGTGGCTGTTGCTGGTGTCGCGGCTGGCGCCACCGCAATCGGAGCGCTCGGGACGAAAGCGGTTGCCGCTTACGCCGACTATGAACAGCTTGTGGGCGGTGTGGAAACGCTTTTCAAGGACAGCCAAGATCAGGTTATGGATTATGCGAACAACGCATATAAGACCGCTGGCCTGTCCGCAAATGAATATATGGAGACGGTAACGAGCTTCTCTGCCTCTCTGCTGCAATCTCTCGATGGAGACACAAGCGCGGCAGCGGACAAGGCGAACTTGGCAATTACCGATATGTCCGATAACGCAAACAAGATGGGCACGGACATGACATCCATCCAAAATGCTTATCAAGGCTTTGCGAAAGCGAACTATACAATGCTGGATAACCTCAAGCTCGGTTATGGCGGCACACAGGCGGAAATGGAGCGGCTGCTTGCGGACGCAGAGAAGATTTCCGGCATCAAGTATGACATTTCGAGCTATGCGGACATCGTTGACGCTATCCATGTGGTGCAGACGGAAATGGGCATCACGGGCACGACGGCAGAGGAAGCGGCAAGCACGATTCAGGGCTCGTTCGGTATGATGAAATCTGCATGGCAGAACCTTGTGACCGGCATGGCAGACCCTGACCAAGATTTGGGCGTTTTAGTAGGGAACTTTACGGATTCTGTGGTCATCGCTGGGAACAATCTGATTCCTCGGATTCAGGAGCTTTTGCCGCGTATCGTCGAAGCAACAACGTCACTTATCGGAACGGTAAGCGAACAGTTACCGTCGATTCTGGGCACGGTACTTCCGTCTCTTGTAGAGGGCGCTACAAACCTTGTAACCGGGCTTATGGCGGCTTTGCCGTCTGTGCTGTCGGTTTTAGCAGACGTTGCGCCGACGGTCATCAACACACTCGTTCCGGCTCTCATTGAGCTTTTGCCGCAGATCACACAGACGGGTATTGATGTCATTGTATCGCTTGCACAGGGTATTGCAGACGCGCTCCCGCAGCTGATTCCCGCCGCAACGGATGCAATTATTGAAATCGTAGAGGTTTTGACCAGCCCGGAAAACCTCGGGAACCTGATTGACGCAGCGCTCGCTATCATTCTGGCTCTCGTTGATGGGCTTGTAGATGCGACTCCAAAACTGATTGCAGCAGTTCCGGACATTATCGCGAACCTTGTCACGGCGATCATTGCAAATATGCCGAAAATTCTTGAAGCAGGCGTGGAAATCACAATGGCGCTTGCGGATGGGCTTATCAAGGCTCTGCCAGAGCTGATCGCGGCGATTCCGAACCTGATTCTCGGTATCGTGCAGGGCATTATCGACAATCTGCCGGAGATCATCATGGCAGGCCCCAAAATCATTGCGGCTCTGGCTACCGGACTTATTGAAGCGATTCCGGATATCGTTATGGTCATTCCGCAGTTGATTCGGTCTATCGTGGACACATTCCTTTCGTTTGACTGGGGAAGCATCGGCAAGAACATTGTCGATGGCATTAAAAACGGTTTTGTGAATATGTGGAACAGTTTCAAGCAGACGGTTGAAAACGTCTTCACGGGGCTTGTGGACGGTGTGAAAAGCTTCCTCGGCATCGCGTCCCCGTCTAAGGTCTTTGCCGGCATCGGCGGATATATGGCGGAAGGACTCGGGCAGGGCTTTGACAAGGAATTCTCAAATGTCAAGCGTGGAATTCAAAGCCAACTCGATTTCGGCACGATGACCTTTGGAATGTCTTCCTTCGGTCATCTTCCGGCACTCGCCGGAGCAGGCACGACAAATAACTACTACAACATCAACGCAGACCGGGTGAAGCAGTTCAATGACATCATCCGGATTACAGAAAATGAGCGTTTGACTTCGCGGATGGGGGTATCTGCATGAGAGGCGAAAACTTCATCGGTACCAATCAGGAAGGGCGCAGTCTTTCCGGCGGCGATACCTACAACTTTATTGTGCAGGCGAACGAAATCCGCGAAATCGACGACTTTATCCGCCGCATGAAGAACCAGCGCAGAGTAGCCAGAATGGGGGTGACGTGAGATGGCTGAGGTGAAGTTATATGCAAATCAAAGCGCAGCAATAAACTACATAAATGAGTCTTACAACAACCATGACGCGCAGGTGTTCACTGGCACGGACTTGGGCATTATGAGTTTTGCCTTGGACTCGCCGATTTCTCCATATAACAAGATAACGAGTATAGCACTCTGGTTGTATTTTGAGCAGATATACAAGTACTACAACTCGTATGTAAGCATTTTAGGCAGCTCGTTTGATGAGACAAACGTAACCTACGCAAATAAGCCAGGTGCATACAGCCGAAAAGCGTTGACTCTTCCGGGGGCAACGATAAATGAGTACAAAGCAGTTGGGGAAATAGCATCTACCAGCGCAGAAATAAGCCGAGCAATTAAATATGGATTGATGTTTCAGTGTGACGAAACGGTCCATTATTACTCGAGCCATAGCGACAACAAGCCATATCTTGCGATTAAGGTATCGGATGAGCTTGCAACTGGTACGATACAAGATTTTTCGCCTGCTGTCGGCTCAATTGTTGATCTCAGCAAACCGGTCATTTTTACATTTTCGTTTACACAGAACACTGACGAGCCATCGCTGGAAGAACTGAAAGTAGCAAGCTTTACATTGCAGCTACGCGTTCATGGGCAATCAGCGATAACAAGTATTCCTGTTACAACATGGGCAGGCGATGCACCAAACGTCACTGTTCCGGCAGGAACGATCAGCGGAAGCAGCATCGATTGGCGCGTTATAGCAAAAACAAATGCGGACCAAACACTTACGTCGGACTGGATCGTTTTAGGCGTTGGAGACGCCCCACCGAGGGCATGGGCTATCAGCCCGAAAGATGTTGTTGTCAACGGTTCGGTAGACCAATCCTTTGTGTGGGGGCATGCCACATCAACGGGTACGCCACAGACAAAAGCAGAATTGCAGATAAGCACTGACGGAAGTACATGGACGGCACTTGCGACTGTTGCTGGAGCTGAACAGCAATGGACATGTCCAGCTGGTACATTAACATCAAATACAAAATACTGGCGTATCCGGACATACAATTCCGCAAACGCGGTGAGCGATTGGAGCGAGCCTGCACAAATATCGGTTATAGCTGCCCCGCCGATGCCTGCCATTCAGATCAAGTCCACGGGCCCGCGCCCATCCATCAGCTGGCAGACCTCCGAGCAGGAGGCGTACCAGGTAGAGCTTGACGGAAAGCTTTCCGGCGGCACGCACTACGGCACAGACAAAACGTGGACAAGCCCGGCGTATCTTGCGGACGGCAGCCACACGGTGCGCGTGCGCGTGCAGAATCAGTACGGCATGTGGTCCAATTGGGGAACGGCAGCGCTGCCTGTGACGAACACGCCGGGCGCGAGTATCACGCTGAGCGTACAGGCTTCCAGCGTCGCGGATCTCAGTTGGCAGACTTCCGGGAGCTATGACTTTTATCTTGTGTACCGGAATGGCAAGCCGATTGCAAAGCTCACCCAGACGCAGTACACCGACGAGCTGTCTTCCGGCAGTACAACGTACCAGGTGCGCGGCTGCTACGACGATTCCGGGAATTACGGGCTGTCGCCGGAGTCTACGGTAACAGTCAAGACCGGCCAGTATGCGACGCTCTACGGAATCGCCTCCGGGAAGAAAGTGACGTTAAAACACTGCGGGCTCAAGAATCAGCCGGTGCAGAACGCGATCAACCGCGACATTCAGTACATTTTCATGTATGGCAGCACGTACCCGCACGCGGAAAGAAGCGAGTTTGTGACAAAGAAGGTCGGCGGAACGGCGGTTTTCCTTCCGGACGAAGACAAAGCGGGATTTGACGCGCTGATTGGCGAATTGGTTTGCCTGAAAACGCAGTCCGGCGAAATGGTTATCGGCTATCTGAACGAGACAAGCGACACGTCGAGAGTGAACCCGGACAAATCCGTCGTCAACTTCTCAATTCAGCAGATCGACTACGCGGAGGTGATCGACATTGATTCGTGACGTATCCTACCGCGTGGCGGTTTTACGAAAGGGCGGCGAGGTATCGGCGCTTTCGTGGGCGGCGGGAAATGACCCAACGGTTTATTTCGATGCGTCCGGCGAGATCAAGTCGAGCTTTTCCGGAGAGTTCTATGTGAATCCCATTGTCGACCTGCTATCAGACGAAATTCAGCCGATTTTGACCGTGGACGGCACCGAATATCCCCTCGGGGTGTTCCGCGCTGCGACGGTGACCACAGCGGTCACAAAATACGGAAAGACGGTCAAGGTAGAGGCGTATGACCGGTGCTGGCTGCTCAAAAGCAACAAAACGCAGACGAGGGTGCATTATGCAAAGGGCACGTCTTACTTGACGGTCGTTCAGCAGATTTTGACAACGTGCGGCGTGGCACTGGCTATCACGACAGCTTCTGCGGCAACGCTTGCCACAGACCGCGAGGACTGGGAGATTGGAACAGATTATCTGACGATCTGCAATGACCTTCTGGCGGAGATCAACTACAAGCCTGTGTGGTTCGACGTGCAGGGTATCGCTCATATCGAGCCGTATACACAGGCGCTTGCGGCAAACATCAAGCACCGATACGGCGGGACGGAGATTTTGAGACCGATTTCGGCAGACGCTTCGGAGGAAACGGACATCTTTTCCACTCCGAATGTTTTTGTGTGCGTCTGCTCGAATCCGGACTTGGAAGATGCGCTTGTGGCGACGGCGGTAAACGAATCGCCGTCGTCCGCGACCTCGACATTCAAGCGGAATATGCGAATCGTTCAGGTGACGAAGGTCGACAATGTTGCATCTCAGGAAGAATTGCAGACCATCGCGAACCGGCTGATGAGCGAGTCGCAGCAGACGGTAAAAACAATCAGTTTCGAGACATTTTCTGAGGGAAATCACGGCATCGGGGACGCGATCTCCATTGACCATCCGGATATCGGCGGAATCTATGAGGAAACCGCTTGGAGCATTACGCTTGGAGCGGGAGAGTTGATGAAGCACACAGCGAAAAGGACGGTGATTGCATGATTCCGGGCTTATCGACGCAGAAAGAAAAGAAGGTAACAGCACCGACATTTGACCTTGCGACGGTCGGCGTGGTGTATTCCGACGGCTTGAGCCTGATTTTTGACGGCAGCACGACGGCAAGCGAAAAGCATTACAAATGCAACACGTCGATTTCGTTCAAGGCGGGCGACCGTGTGAAGATTTCGAAGATTTCTGGCTCTTACGTGGTGGATTACGTCGTCGGAATCCCAAAAACATAGGGGGTGATTAAGTGTTTCAGAAAATCGCGAACGCTTTATCGGTGGAAGTAGAGGGAACTGACCTGACGAAAGCAACGAAGCTCGAGTTTTATGTGAGACAGGGGTGTTCGTTTTTCCAGTATGAGCCTACCGTAGTCGACGAAACGCACCTGCTTGTAAAAATCCCGTATGAAGACGCAATGCGGCTGAAAGCAAGCACCGTAAGGCTACAGCTTGCATTAACGGATGGCGACGGAAACCCGATGGCGGCTGAAATTGTGCAGACGGACGCAAAGCGGTTTTTGAAGGAGGCTGGATATGATTAAAATGACGCTTTCCCAGCCGGAGATCAAGATGAAGATCGCCCCGGCGAAGGTGGTCTATCAGGGCGGCGGAGGCGGCACAAATGACCACACAAAGCTCTTAAACCGGGACGCGGACGACCAGCACCCGATTAAGGCCATTACGGGCCTGCAATCAAAGCTGGACACAATTCCTCCGGCGTCGGAGAAGATCACAAATACGGAAATAGAGGAGATGCTGAAATGAGTAAATACCTGGATAACGATGGTCTGCTGTATCTCTGGAACAGCAAAATTAAGCCTCTGGTTGCGAAGTATCTGCCGCTCACCGGCGGCACGCTGACCGGCAAGCTGAAACTTTCCGGCGCACCGACAGA